CGAGTGGTTGATGTCGGGTGAGCTCCGTCGCCAGGTGCAGACGGTGCGTCGCCAACGTGGTGACGAGATGGTGCGGTTCCGCAACGGTTCGACCTATTCGGTGGTGACTCCTTCGGCTACGGGGGCTCGTGGTTCGTCGCTCGATTTGGCGATCATCGACGAAGCATTAGCCCACGACTCGTCGCTGTTGGCGGCGATCCGGCCGACGATGGCGCAACGCGATGGTGCTTCCGGTTGTATCGGTGCCCAGCTGGTGATCGTGTCGAACGCCGGTGATGAGCGTGCGTCGTTGTTGAACGGCGAACGGGAGCGGGGCCGCCGTGCGGTGGTCGACGGTGACGAGTTGCGCTGTTGGTTCGAGTGGTCGGCGGCGGATGATGCCGACCCGTATAGCGAGGCGACGTGGCGGGCGACGATCCCAACTTTGGATCAGCCGGATGGTTTGTCGTCGGAGTTTCTCCGCTTGGAGGCGGAGACGATGCAACCGGACGATTTCCGCCGTGAGTATCTGTGTATGCACACGCTGCGGCCGGAGGCGACGTTGTTCGATCGTGACACGTGGGAGCGTGCGCCGGCGACGGCGTTGGGTGCGCCGGCGGCGTTTGCTGTCGATGCGATGCCGAATGGTGATGCGGCGGCGGTGGTGGCGGCGTCGGGTGGTGGCGATGTAGAGTTGCAGCTCGAGGTGGTCGACCATCAGCTCGGGGTGGGGTGGGTTCCGGCTCGGGTGATCGAGCTCTATGAGCGTTGGCAGATCCCGGTTGTGGTTGACGCCCTGGGTCCGTTGGCTTGGTTGATCCCCGCTTTGGAGCGTGCCGGTGTGGAGTTGGTGGAGGCTCGCACGGCGGATGTCCTGGACGCGGCTGCTGCTTTTCGGGTGGCGGTTGCGGCTGGGCGCGTCGCCCATCCTCCCGATCCGAGACTGTCCGCCGCAGTCCAGGCGGCGAGGGGGCGACGTGTCGGGGCGCGGATGGGGATCAATCGTGATGTGTCGTCGGATGTGTCGGTGTTGGTGGCGGCGACGTTGGCTTGTTGGTGGGCGGATCAGGCGGCTCAGATGCCGGCAATCTGGTGAGATACTTGTAACCGAGTTTCGGCTGTGGTTTAATGAAAATATGAACCACACATCACCCCGCCGGTTCCAAGCCGGCGAGTTCATCCCCAACCACGGCGTCGTGGTCCGGACCAGCGACACGGCCTACCAGGTCGAGTCGGGCGAGTGGGTCCCGTTCTACGGGCCCAACGGCGTCGACACGCCGGCCGTCGTCGAGCCGCTGGTCGTGCTGCGATGACCGCCCGCGCCGAAGTGGCCAAGGGCAACGGCATGGAGCCCCGCGACCTTCCCAAGTTCGAACGCCACATCCACCCGGAGACCGGGTATGGTGAGCACCGCAGCTGGGCCGATTGCGCCAACTCGTGGTGCACGTGGGCGGCGTCGAACCGTTGACCACTCCATCCGAGCCCGCCCCCGATCCGGGGGCGGGCTCGTCCGCGTCCTGGGCCGAGCTCGAGCGGGTGGGCCGGCGCGACGGCTACGCCCACTGCCGATGCCCGTCCTGCGGTTTCGACCAGATGGCGTCGGTCTACGGTGCGTTGACGGCGAAGGGCGAGCCGAAATCGAAAGGCGGATGGCCAAAGTGTTACAACTGCCACGAATCTCGGGTCATCCCGGTGGGTGATATCTCGGCGATCCGGCGTCGCCGGCCGGGTGCTGCCCGCACCGCCCGACAGCTGGCCGACGATAACGCTTGCAGCGACAACTACGGTGCGGTAGACTAGTTACCCTGTGATCGAGCGTCCAGCCTCGACTGGTCGATTCGCGCCGCGCCTCCGCACCCCCGAACCGCCGGTACCGGTGATGCATGCCGCCCCCTGGCCGGGTTGGCCCGACGAGTGGCAAACCCCACCAATGGAGGCTGGGACCGACCAGTGGTCCGGGTTCGGCTACGGCCGACAGGACCCGAACGGCTACATGGCCAGGGTCTCCACCTTCGGGTCCTGTGTCGACCTGAACAGCCGGCTGATTGCCACATTCCCCGTCTATGCCCTGGCCGGCGGGCGACCGGTCGAGCTCCCCACCTGGTACCGTACATCACCCGAACCGGAGCTGTACTCCGATTGGGTGATCTTTATGAAGGCGGCGGTGAACTCGTTCCTGATCGCCGGCGAAACCATCCTGTGGGCGACCGGCCGTTATCAACGCACCGGTCTGCCGGCTCGGTTCATGGTGCTCGATCCGCAGCTGGTCACGGTCGACGACAACGGCGACTATTTCCTCGATGACGGCGACCGGTTGAACCGGGCCGATATCTGCCACATCAAATACCAACAGGCTCCAGGTATACAACGTCGAGGTTTCGGCCCGCTACAGTGGTCGGCCCGCCACCTGGTGTCGACCAAAACCCTCGACGAATACGCCATGTCGATCGCCAAATACGGGGTCTGGGCGGTGTTGAAATCACCTAGGGCTCTCACTTCGAAACAGGCCGGTGACCTACAAGAGCAGTGGATGATGTCACGCACCGGCCGTCCCGGCTCGCCGGCGATCCTGTCCGGCGGTCTCGACTACGAACCGTTATCGATCTCGCCCAAGGACATGGCGCTGCTCGATTTGAAATATTTCGACCAGCGGGCGATCTGTGCCGCTTTCGGTGTCCCGGCCCCGATGTTGTCGGTGCCGACCGAGAACGGGTTGACCTATCAGACGACGGTGATGCTCGCCGACTGGCATTGGCGTGCCACCCTCCGCACCCATTCCGACTCGATGGCCGCCGCCATGTCCCAATGGCTCCTACCCAGGGGCACCGAGCTCGAGTTCAACCCCGACCGTTATGTCCAACCGCCAATCGAGCAGCGTATCCCGATGTATGCGGCGGGGATCGCCGCCGGGATTTTGACCGTCGACGAGGCTCGGGCCGCCGAACGTCTACCTACCTTGGGGGCTACCGCCGAACCGGATATCGACGCCCTGATCGGAGCACCACAGTGACCCAATATTACCGTTCGTTCACCGGTCCGCTGGAGCGTACCGATCACCACACGTTGCAGGGGCGGGTAGTTCCGTGGGGTACCCCGACCCGTGTGGTCGAGCTGGGTGAGGATGGCCAGCCGGATCGTTACAACGAGTCGTTCGAGCGTGGTGCGTTCGAGATGCAGACCAAGACCGACAACATCGGGATCGTACGTAAGATCGCTCTGCGTGACGAGCATTCGGAGGGGTTGGGCAAGATCGGTTGGGCGTTGGAGCTCGATGATCGGGATGATGGGCTGTGGGGTACGTTCCGGGTCCGGGATGCTGCGGTGGCCGATGTCGCCCAGATGTACGAGGACGGTATCGACGGTCTATCGGTCGGGTTCCATCCGTTGCGGGCGGGGACCCGGATCGAGGAGCGTGGCACCGACGAGGAGCACCGTATCCGGACCCGTGCCTACATCGACCATGTGGCTCTGGTGGCGACCCCGTGTTACTCGGATGCTCGGGTGTTGGCGTTGCGTGATGTCGACGAGCTGGTGGTGGAGGCGGAGCAGGAGCACCAGCGGGATCTATTCCTGGCCGAGCTCGATTCCTGGGTGTCGGAGGCTCGCACCGGCGCCCAACGCTGGGCCTAGGCTTGCCACGGGAGATGTCTCCTTTGCCTCCGGTTGCACGGAGAGGGCTCGGGGGCTATTCGAATACCCCCCGTACGACGGAGACAAACGGCGCTTGACAGGACAACAGGTCTTGTAGTATCATTCCCCGTGACGACATAGCCTACGTGGGTCTTGGGACTCCCGCCGGCTCCCGACCGTAGCGACGGCCCGCCCATTCCACGGAGTGGCCCAGGGACCCCCGCCGGGGAGTGCCAGTGCGACGACCCCGCCGCGAGGACACCTGCACCCCTACTGTGGAAGGTCTCCCCGATGACGGATATCTCAAACGCCGACCCGATGGTTGAGCGTTACCTGGCCGAACGTGACAAGAAAGTCGCCCTGGTCGACAACTTCAAGCAGATGGCGCTCGACGCCGGGCGTGATTTCTCCGCCGACGAGAAGTCCACCATCGAGGCAGCGAAGACACGGGTTGCCGAGATCGACGGGCTGCTCGAGCTGGTCGGCGATTCGCTGGAGATGACCGACGAAGCCAAGACCCGTATCCAACGGGTGTCGCGTTCGATGTTCCAACCGGCCCCCTACCACCGCGCCGGCGAAGTGCTCTATGACCTGCTCCACCAGGGCGAAGCGGAGTCGGCAACCCGGCTGCGTCGGGCGATGACCCGAGCCGCCGAACATATGGGTACACTGGCCGCCGACACCACCGCCACCGCCGGCGATCTCGGTGGGCTGGTCGTCCGCCCTTCGGTCGGGGCGGTCATCAACCCGTATCCGTCTGGTATGCCGCTCGCTTCGGCGATCGGGATGCGGGCCGTTCCCGCCTCCGACGGTTTCGGTTTCTCCCGGCCCCAAGTGGTCGACACCGGGTTCACCACAGGTGTCGGCACCCAGACCGCAGAGAAGGCGGAGCTCGCCTCGAAGGCGTTCACGGTCACGTCGACCTCGGTCACCCTCGACACCGTGGGCGGATATTTGAACGTCTCGCAACAGCTGCAGTCGTTCAACCCGCAGGCGCTCGATATCATCATCGGCCAGATGCGTCGCCGGCTCGAAGCGGCGATCGAAACCTACATGTACGCCGAGTTCGACAACACCACCGGCAAGGTGACGTTGTCGCTTTCGGCTACGGCCGATGTGATCCTGACGGCGATCTATACCGCCGCCGCCAACTACTACGGTGTCACTAAGCAGCTCCCATCGGCGTTGATCGTC